AAAATAGATGTATAGAGTTTGAAGGCTTTATAATTAATTTTATTTTATTAACACAGTTCTCAAAGCATTAAAAAAGAACCTCTCCCATTTTTCGGTAAACCATCCACCTAAAAATCCAAATCATACCACTAATCTCTATACTACTAAATACTTTATTAGTATAGATAAAATACTATGCTCAAATTTCTAAAATCAATTTTTAAAAAATCTAATCCATCTAATAACCGACTATCTCTCTTCTGATGATATTCAAAATCATCTATCCCTCTATGAGATTACTTCTCTTACTTTACTTCTTGGCAATATACCGCTGTAACTACTATAGCAGATTCATTATCTTCTCTAAACTACAGATTAGCAGATAAAGAAGATTCTGATCTTAATCATGAATACCTTGAATACATTACTCCAGAACTTCTCCAAAACATAACAATCTTTATGAAAATAACATGAACCGCTTATGTTCTTAAAGTAATGAATCACAATAAAGTTCTTTGACTCTCAATTCTTCTTCCTCAATATTTACTTCCTATCGTGGATAGCGATTGAAACCTAGTCCAATGGTCATATACAACCAATAACGGATCTGTTACACTATCCGTAGATGAGGTAATGGTTTTTGCTGAATTTAATCCTAATCAAAGATATCCTTATATCACCAGATGATATTCTCCACTTCAAGCTATTGCTATGGCTATTAAATGAGAAAAAGAGATAGAAAGATGGAATTATTCTCTCCTTACTAATGATGTCCCTCCTGGTATGATTCTTACGACAGATCAACCACTAACAAAAGAGCAAGTAGAAAGCATCAAAGAGAACTGGGAGAAGAATCACACCTGATCTCAAAATGTTGGTAAATTAGCTATTCTTCCTTTTGGTATCAAACCTAATTCTATTCAATCATCGCCAAAAGAAATGGAATTTATTTCTCAACAACAGCGAGACAGAGATAAAATCCTTGCTATCTATAAAGTTCCTAAAGCGGTTGTAGGAATAGGGGAGTGAGTAAATGTCTGAAATGTAAAAGCCTTTAATCAGATCTATTCCAGTAGATGTATTTCTCCTTTAGCTAAAAAAATCACAAGAGTACTGAATGATAATCTCTTTAAATGAATAGGTACTTTTGAGTTTCTTAATGTCTTACCATCGGATGAAGATGCTGTAAGAGAACATTATCTTTCATGAGGAATAACAAGAAATGAATATAGAATGGAATTATGATATAAACCTGTAAAATGATGAGATATCTTTTATAACTGAGAAGAAGCTATTGTTGATGTTAATGAAAATGGAACAAATGGAATACACAATAAACAAAAAAATCTAAAGAAATATTATTGAATCAATTATAAATCCATAGTTAATAAATACCTTCCTCGAACAGAAGAATGGATGATAGAAAGATGGAATAAAAAAATCATAAGATATAAATCCTATGAAGATTCACTAAAAGATTCATTTCTTAAAATCTTTAATAAGCAAGAAGAAGATGTTTTAAAAGAAATAGAAAAAGAATTCTGAGTAAAATCAAAGAATAGATCTCTAAACATGATAAAAGCTTTTAAATGACTTCTTAATAAAAAATACTATACGCTTTATTATATCATACTCAAAGATGAAGTAAAAGCACTTATAACTAAAGAATGAAATAGAGCATTAGATGAAATATGATCAGAAGAAACCTACAAAGAAAAAGATCAAAAACTACAAAAGAAGATAAGAGAAATTATCCGAGAAATGGCAAAAATAATTGATTCTACTACAGATGAAAAGCTCAATGAAGTTATCTGATTAGCTGTAGAAGGTTGAATTGAATTACCTGAAATAAAAGAATTAATCTGAAATATTTTCAATGATTTAAAAGACTATAGACTAGAAAGAATTCTAAGAACTGAAATAATTAGATATTGAAGCTTAGCAGAACAAACCGCTCGAGAACAATCTTGATTAGTAAAATATAAACAATGGTGGACTGCAGTAGATGAAAGGGTATGTGAGAGTTGCTGAAAGCTTTATTGAAAAAAGATCCCTTTAACTTCAAAATTTAATGGTGATTATCTTTGATCTCCATTACATCCTAATTGTAGGTGTGATATGATACCACTAATGGATTAATAATAAATTTAAAAACACAGTTTATTATTATCAATTCTGTAAATTGGATATATTTGGATATATATAATATATCCGATTTTTTTAATTCAATCTAAAATCACTATGTATTCCTAATACAACTACTGCATGTAATGCAGGTCAGCTCTCTATTTCTACAGAATTAATATTACCTCCTACAGCATCTATTTTTAATGCTAATTCATCTAAATCACTTCTATCAAATATTGAGATTATTTCATCTAAAATATCACATAAATTCTTTTCTCCTTCTTTTACAGATAATGTAGATACTTCTTGAAAAATATTAATGCTAAAATAATAAATTCTTTCATGATGATTAGAATCTAATACAGAAGATTCAACTCTATCAAAATTAAAAAAAATTGAAGGGAATCCTGTAAAAGATGATGGGATCCCATCATATACTTCTGCAATATTTTCAATCTCTTCTAATTTTGAGAGAATACTCGCTCTTAATTCATTAATCATAATCAAGCTATAAACTATAAATTATTAATTACACTTTGTAATATCTCATTGCATTTAGCTATTACTTTATCCTTAGTCTGTTCTACAGCTCTAGTAAAGAATGGATTAGCTTTAGTTCATGGATGTTTTACTGATTTAGCAAAATATCCAACTCAAGCCTTTTCTCGATATAATGATTTCTTTTTTACAGCTCTAATAATATGAGGCTTTGTTCCTTCATGTACAAATAAAGCATAAGAAAGGGGAGAGTAGACGAGTCAATGATTTGGATAGATAGTATATTGTATACTTTTTCTTAAGATTCATTTATCTACTGGAGCTTCTTTTTTAGCCTCTCACTGAATAATAATAGCTGTAGCTGTTAGCATCTTTCTTTTAGCTTCTTCTAATTCACTAACGGAAAGTTTATTAAGTTTTTCTCTTACTTCATCTGCTCATAATATCGTTACTCCTATACTCATTTCTCTAATATTACTGTAGTTAAAGCTAAATTTCATCAATGACGTTGAGCAACTCCTTTTACAGCATAGCTAATTCAATCAATTAAAATGCTATCAGATTCTTTAATATCTACAAGAAATCAGATACTCAATTTATATCTTTTTCAAAACTTTCACGCATCAATAATATCATTCTCTTCCTTAAGAGCTGTAAGATATCATGGATATGATCATAATATTTCTTTACCTTTAGATACTTTACCTTCATAAACTAGTCTCAAGATACTAGCAGTACAATTACTCAACATGATAGATAACGTATCTATTTAAAAGACTTTTATATTGTTCAGAAAGATCCGAAGTAGAATAACTAATAGCATAATCCGAAATCCTCTCCGATTGAATATTTCCTTTATCATGATATTTCATAACAACTAAATCAGATACTATACTTAAGATATCAACTGGTAAGGTTGATAACTCATCAATACTAAAGGACTGAAAAGTATAGCCATTAACAAAAGCAAGAGCTGAATTAATTAAAAGCTCAACTCTTGCTAGGTTAACTTCTCATCAAATAAGAGTACTGATATTTTGAATGAAGGTATTTTTATCCATGTTTTTTATGCACTTTATTTGGATTTAAAGCTTTATTTTTTCATTTACTTAATCCTTTAAATCATTCACTAATTTTTGTAATAATACTAGGACTTTCTAAAGGCCTAAGATAGGTTGTTCAATACGCTTTCCCTATTTTCTCAGGTAACTCAATAATTTCTCATACTCATTTACCACATATTCTTCATCTAAGTATTTGATATTTCATAATATATGTAATTAAAAACTAAAGATTAAATGCTAAAAGAGGGACAAAAGTCCCTCATATTAATCTCCATCGTTATTACTGTCATTAGTTTCTTGATCATTAACAGTAGGAGTATTATCAGAATTTCCTCATTCATCAGAATCTGAAGTAGTTTCAGAAGCAGTTTTAATAACAGAGAAAGCTTCATCTGCTAAAGCTAATCCACAAACTCTAGCAGATGCTTTAAGAGATTTTATATCTTTTTCCCATCCTCCTGTTCTATATCAGAATTCAAATCCAAATCATCTCTTAATTCAAAGAGCGAAATGCTTTAATGCACCAAATACGATAAATGGAGTATTAGCTTCTATACTTCCTGATGGCATCACATCCGTAAGAACTACAGG